AAAATCTTTCTTCAGGCGCTCATAAGCCTGATCTGACAGCGTCTGCTCTGTACGCAACACACCCGACGTCACCGCGCCATTGCTGAACAGTCTGGCCCCGTGCTCTTCGGTCGCTGCCGCCAGCGATATTGCCTCGCGGGCATAGGCGATGGGATTCAGCCCCACCAGTCCGTCCAGCGTCAGCGTGCGCACATGCCAGATATCCTCCTGGCTCAGTACATCCGTGGAGCCATCCGGGAATGTGACCTGATAGACCGGCTCCCAGCTACTGTTAAGCTTCGGTACCACACAGCCGGGATCGACGGGCAGCAGTTCAGCCACTTCGCCAAATGCTTTCACTTTGTAGGCGTAAAAGTTTCCCCGCAGGCACAGACAGGTGACCACCAGCTCCCAGAACTCCTGCGGCGTCATATAGCCATTGGGATGCGTGGAGATCAGCTTATGCAGACGTTCGCCAGCGGCTCTCTGCTTCAGACTGCCGTTCAGGTGATACAGGTTGCAGGGCAACATCCCGACCGACTCCGCCAGCACCCTGACACAGGAAAAAACCGCCGTCAGTCGCATGGCCCGCTGGCTGCTGATCTGCTTTCCGGTATAGGTGTCGTAGGACAACCCGATAACATCCGCCAGCTCTGCTGGCGTGGTCACCGGTGCGTCACTTTTTCGTTGAAATAATCCCGAAAAGAACACTATTTACCTCCGCCGACAGACGACTGTGTACGGTCGAGATATCGCGCCACCAGCCACGACCAGAACAGACACAACGCCCCGGCAACAACAAACCCCGCCGGGGGATAAATCAGCCAGGCACCATACGCCAGCAAAAGCGCCCCCAGCACGCCCACCAGAGGCGCGAGAATCAGCATGATCATAATTACCTCAGTTAAAGCGAGCGGATCCCATAGGACTCAATGTGGTCAGACAGCGTGTCTTCTTTCTCGTACAGCATGGCTCTGCCAACCGCCATAATCAGCGCAACTGCACCATCGATTTTGTTTTCCGCCTGCTCTTTGACGGGCTTCACTAAATCATCGTTACCTGGCATGTTTTTGCCGACCACATTGCCGATACACCAGGTCATGATGGGATTGCCGTCATGATGAAAGCGTCCCGATTCAATCGCTGCCTCCAGCTCTTTCATCGGGTCGGACATATTGGCGAAGTTCTGGACGATAGTAACGGGATTCAGGTCTTCATCAGCAAGGTCATGTGACAGCCCGGTCGCTCCGAAAGGGTCGATGGGTGACTCACTGACCGGGCTGATTTTGTTCGCCGCTTTGGCCTCTTCGAGGATGTAGCGATAATCCACCTCTGCACCATCGGTAACGGTCAGAACGCCCATTTCCACCCATTTCTGAAAGCGTTCGGCTGTCCGGCGATCTTCATTTTTCTCGACGCTGTACACCGTGTCATACGGTACCCAGAAACGCGGGGCCACACTGTAGTAATGCGTTTTACCGTCAATCTCGCGGGTATAAAGTCGCGCCATGCTGTTCATATCCAGCTTACGCGCCAGGTCAAAGGCCAGAATGCACGGCTGCCCCTCGAACTGCTCAAGAGTCAGTGATTTATCCTCGCAGCTCTGCCAGCTCACCAGGTTGAAATACGCCGAACGCGCCGACACCCAGATATTGAGGTGTTTTGTTTTAAAGACGTTTGCCAGACGGGCGTTATTTTTCGCACGCTGCTGCTGACTTAACAAAAATTCGCGATAAACCGACACGCCAATATTTGGATTGGCTTTTTCCAGCACCTGCGGGTCGGTCCAGTCGTCACCTTCATCAACGGTATAGATGATCCCGAACAGTTCATCGTTAGGCACCGAGCCGTTGAGCATCTCGATGACTTCCCGCCGCTTGTCGTAGCACGGCCCCTCAATGTTGTACCCGGCGGTGGTGATGGCCCACATCAGTGGCTGACGTCGCGCCCCCATCCCGGTAAGCATTGTGGTATAAAGCGCATCGGTGGCATGCTCGTGATATTCATCAACCACGGCACAGTGGGGTGATGAACCATCACCTGGGTTGCCGATCAGCGGTTCAAACCGCGCGCCATCCTCCGGACGGTTCATGTTTGAGGCGTTAACCTCAATCCCGAACGCTTCCGTCAGCATGGGTGTGCGTTTACACATCAGTCGCGCCGGGCGAAAGACTTCCCACGCCTGTTTCTCTGTCGTGGCACCGGAATACACTTCCGCGCCAAACTCGTTATCACAGGCAAAACAATACAGGGCAACACCGGCAGAGATTGCTGATTTGCCGTTCTTACGGGGGATTTCGGTGTACACCTCCCGGAAGCGGCGCAACCGGGTGCCTTTATTGACCCAGCCAAACGCACAGCAGATCACAAATAGCTGCCACGGCTCCAGCGTGATGGGCATCCGTTTGAATGCCCACTCCCCCTTGGTGTGCGGCAACAGCTGAATAAATTTCGCGGCCCGTTCAGCCAGGTCCTTGTCGAAGCGGTAACGAAACGACTTACTTTTTTCCGCCATCAGGTCATCAAGATGGCGCTGGCAGGCCTGAATCACAAACTGGCAGGCAACAATCTTTCCGCGGACGACATCCCGGGCATACTGATTTGCAGCATTTACGTTGGGGTAAGATTTCCGGCTCATGATTCGATGATTTTCAGAAACGGGTTAGTGGCTTTCTTCTTCCCCGCCAGGCCAATCAGACGCTGGCGGCTGCTGGGGTCGAGTCCGAGCATTGCCCCCGTACTGCTCATCTCGGACTCCTGTTCTTTTTTGGCAGTCAGCTCCGGATTTTTGACCATACCGCCCATTGCACCGGTGATGGTGTTGCCCTGTCTGGCAATATTTTTCACGGCACGTCGCCAGAACTCGTAGGCCACGCACCACCGCTCAAGCACCGCAAGGTCAGTCACGCACAGCAGGCCCTGACCGCAGAGTTCTTTAGTTGTCAGTTGCCACATGATCGTAGCGAGAGGGAGATCTTCTTCAGCGAACCACTCCGGTGGCTCAACACCTTTGATGGGCGTAAAAACAGGTTCATCTTTATTCAGGGCTCGCTTGCCGGGGTTTCCGGCCAGCGCCTTGCGCGCCGTTGGCTTGGGGCGACGCCCGGAACGCCCCGCCGTTCCAGCCATATGCGGCACTCCTGGTTAAATTTCATTTTTCGCGGGTATAAAAAAACGATGGGGCGGGCAGTCCGGAAGACGTCAGGTCACAGGGATTTGACCCGCCCCTCCCCTCAGACAGTTGAGAATTATTATCACTTTAACCGTTCACGGGCCGTCTTCGCCTTATGGCACGGCCAGCACAGACTCTGCAGATTACTGTCAGCATCAGTGCCGCCATGCGCTTTAGGGATGATGTGGTCAACAGTTTTCGCCTCACGCACCACACCAGAACGCAGACATAACTGACACAGGCCTTTGTCACGCTTCAGGACACGCGCGCGGATACTGTCCCACTTCGAACCGTAGCCGCGCTGATGACGGGATTGTCCAGGTTTGTATTGCTTCCAGCCTTCGCTTTTGTGGCTTTCGCAGTAGCCTGAAGGGTCTGTGGTTGTAGAGCGGCAGCCGCGAACACGGCAGGCTTTTGGGGTTCGTGAGGGCATTGCATAATACTCTTGGTTGGTTCACGTGCGATATGTGGCATCCTTTTCAGAATCGAAGCGTATTCCACTACGGTTTTGCCATAAAAACCTCAGGATTTTTTTGTTAGACAAATCGATAGTAAACGTTCAAATTTACAAGATATTAGCAACAAAATAGCCTCTACAAGGAATCAATATGTTTGATTTTACTCATTTTGAAGAGTTGACTTTAGCATCCCATCAACCCGATAGAATAATGACTATAGTTCGGTCCCAAGATGACATTGGTATCTATCTCCGCACTCACCTTTTGATTGAACAAATCTTGGAAGCTTGGATTATCTGTGCCTCTGGTAACAGGGATTTCTTCAGCGGTTTTGGCGAAAATATCAACATGGATTTTGCCATTAAAGCTCAGCTTGCGATGAACTATGGGATGAGCTCAGAGCTAAACAAATTTATTCGAAGGTTCAACAACTTCAGAAACAAACGCTCACATCAAATTAACAACTCTGACATCACTAACAGTGAGATTGACTCCTTAACAAGTCTAATGGAGCACGGTTACCCTGATAGCTTGACCCCCATTAGAGATTTTAAGCTTGGGGTTTACGGAGCAGAAACTAGGGTTGTAAGTTTCACGGGATCCTCTACAAGCTTACGCGATAAGCTCATTATGTTATTCGCTATGTTTTCCATGAGGGTACATTACGAAGCAAAATGCTTAAGCACGCCACAGAGCTAGGCTCTACTTTGATGCTCTAATAACATTCGATTATTTGCATTTCCTGTTGCATTAGCGACCTGCCATTGAGGAGTAAAAATGATCCATACGGTACATTTTTTGACAGATGTTACAGTTGCCTCTGTAACTAATCTGATGGATGTCTGCTTAAAAGCAGTTTCAAATACTAATCAACCAGCAACAGAAATTAAGCTCTATATTTCCAGCAAAGGTGGAGATACAGTTTCAGGCTTTACTGCTTACAATTTTTTAAAGTCACTTGGTGTAAAGGTTACTACGCATAACCTCAGTAATGTTGAATCAATCGCAAACGTGATCTATATGGCTGGAGAAGTGCGAACTGCCAACCCACTTTCTCGCTTCCTTCTTCACCCACTGCATTGGGGGTTCGCCGCACCCAGCGCAGATCACCTACGATTGAGAGAATGGGCTTCATGCCTCGATGACGATCTAAATCGATTTATTCAAATCATGGATATTGAAACAAAAAAGAAAAATCCAAGTGAGATTGCTGATTGGAAGGATTTGATCACTTCGGCAACCATCCTTCATCCCGGAAGGGCCTCCGAGTTGGGAATTGTTCATCAAGTCGAGGCTGCAACCATACCCACGGAATCGATCCGCTGGTGGGTACTTTAAAATCATAATATTCACCATAATGCGGGCTTAGAAGCCCGCTCTTTTTTTCTCAGCCTGCCTGATATCAGCCTTATCCCGATTGCACTGGCCAAGTGCCGATAGCAGACTGACATTTAAATTAAGACTATTACCCCATGTCATATTATCCGGAATGTCAGGATAAGGCGTTTCAGCCGTCAGGGTGGCTGGTAACGGAACCACCGGAATGCTCACGTAAACTGTTCGCGTACTTCCGCAACCGCTCAGCAGCGGCAGCAGGCACAAGGCCTGCAGCACAATCATCATCCGCAACAGCCACTTTGATATCTTTCTGGGTTCTCTGTGACTCCAGTGCGATCTGCTGTTTTGCATGCTGGTTAACCTCTATAACTGTATTGACGAGTTGCAGTGATTGCAGGACGTTACGGGTAATGGCTGTTGCAGATTCAGCATTTTGTACAGCCTCATCAGCACGTTTCTTTTCGTGCTGATATTTGCTGTAGTAGTGGTTGGCAGACCAGATGAAAGAACCAATGACAGTAAAGAAGAATGCAGCGATAACCAGCTTATAGCTCAACTTCATTTACCACCCCACCAGCCTCTTTAAACCGGGAAATCAGGTCACCGATTTTATGTTCATACTGACCGTAACCTGCACCAGGTAACGACGCCCAGATATTGCTGCAACGATCGATAGCCTGACGAATATCGCCGCGATCAATCATCGGTAAAGCGCCACGCTCTTTAATCTGCTGTAATGCAACTGCATCCTGGCTTTTCGGAGAGAAGTCTTTCAGACCAAGTTGCTTGCGGTAAGCATCCCACCAACGGGAAAGAAGCTGGTAACGTCCGGCTGCTGTTGATTTGAGTTTGGGGTTTAGCGTGACAAGTTTGCGAGGGTGATCGGAGTAATCAGTGAATAGCTCTCCGCCTACAATGACGTCATAACCATGATTTCTGGTTTTCTGCCGTCCATTATCAGTTCCCTCTGACCACGCCAGCATATCGAGGAACGCCTTACGTTGATTATTGATTTCCACCATCTTCTACTCCGGCTTTTTTAGCAGCGAAGCGTTTGATAAGCGAACCAATCGAGTCAGTACCGATGTAGCCGATAAACACGCTCGTTATATAAGCGAGATTGCTACTTAGTCCGGCGAAGTCGAGAAGGTCACGAATGAACCAGGCGATAATGGCGCACATCGTTGCGTCGATTACTGTTTTTGTAAACGCACCGCCATTATATCTGCCGCGAAGGTACGCCATTGCAAACGCAAGGATTGCCCCGATGCCTTGTTCCTTTGCCGCGAGAATGGCGGCTAACAGGTCATGTTTTTCTGGCATCTTCATGTCTTACCCCCAATAAGGGGATTTGCTCTATTTAATTAGGGATAAGGTCGATTACTGATGGAACAAATCCAGGCTACTGTGTTTAGTAATCGGATTTGTTCGTGACCGATATGCACGGGCAAAACGGCATGAGGCTGTTAGCGCAGCCTCTTGCCACCCGCTTTCACGAAGCCAGCCATTGAGCTGGTTTTCTTTTATGCAAAGCACACCGCACCGTACCACAGCGGATAAGGTGATTGTTTTGTATGCTTTGTGTTTGGTTGGTTATGTACTTCAGAAATGTTATGCTAATGTTAGCATTCATATAAAGAAGGATTAAACACAAATGAATGACTTTGACACAAGAAGACTCCACACAATCCATATGTCACTTCAAGAGATCGCTGATAATACCTTGCAAATAGCTATGGCAACGTACTCTGATGAAAACAAGAAAAGTCTTATCGCACCACTAATGAAAAGACATGCAGATCTAGTCGCTGAAGCTCAGAAACTATTGAAATAATTAAATAAAAAACCACCGCAGAGATACGGGGGTATTAGTTACCACATTAGCAACTTTATTGCGTCAATATTTGCAGACCTCTCAGCCTACAATGGTTGGAGTTCCAGACGATACGTCGAAGTGACCAACTAGGCGGAATCGGTAGTAAGCGCCGCCTTTTTTCATCTCACTACCACAACGAGCGAATTAACCCATTATTGGGTCAAATTTACCCAGCTTTATTCAAAAAGTCAATATTATGCCGTTAATATGTTGCCATCCGTGGCAATCATGCTGCTAACGTGTGACCGCGTTCAAAATGTTGTCTGCGATTGACTCTTCTTTGTGGCATTGCACCACCAGAGCGTCATACAGCGGCTTAACAGTGCGTGACCAGGTGGGTTGAGTAAGGTTTGGGATTAGCATCGTTACAGCGCGATATGCGGCGCTTGCTGGCATTCTTGAATAGCCGACACCTTTGCATCTTCCGCACTCTTTCTCAACAACTCTCCCCCACTGCTCCGTTTTGGCTATATCAACCGCACGGCCTGTACCGTGGCAATCTCTGCATCTTGCGCCCGGCGTCGCGGCACTACGGCAATAATCCGCATAAGCGAATGTTGCGAGCACTTGCAGTACCTTTGCCTTAGTATTTCCTTCAAGCTTTGCCACACCACGGTATTTCCCCGATACCTTGTGTGCAAATTGCATCAGATAGTTGATAGCCTTTTGTTTGTCGTTCTGGCTGAGTTCGTGCTTACCACAGAATGCAGCCATTCCGAATCCGGCTTGTGATTGCGCCATCCCCATAGCAGCCATCACATCAGTACCGGAAAGAGAGTCAGAAGCCGTGGCCCGTGGTGAGTCACTCATCATCGGGCTTTTTGGCGAATGAAATTTAGCTACGCTTTCGAGTCTCATGCGCCTTCTCCCTGTACCTGAATCAATGTGAGGTTTCCGCAGAACACTGCGCCGGTATCGATATACATTTGGTTGGCAAATTTAAGTGGTTTCACTGCTGGCGTATGACCAAAGATGAACGTGTCCGCGCCTTTGATTTCTTTCACGATCCCGTCTTGTGAGTTGCTGATTCGTTCGCGGTTCCAGATTACCTGCTGATGATCAACTGGCTTTCCAAACTCGTATTCGTCACAAGGATAATCGGCGTGGCAGATGACATATTTTTTATCTTTGCTCACCAGCTCGATGATTAACGGAAGTTCATCTGCTTTATGGGCAAGAGCTTTAGCCAGAATTTCTTTGTCGTAATCGAGATTAAAGAACCAGCCACCGCCATTAAGCAGCCAGTGATTGACGTTTCCACGCTCTGATAAGCCATCAATCATCATGTGCTCATGGTTTCCACGTACAGCTCTGAACCAGGGGAATGTGATTAATTCCAGGCATTCAACGTTCTCTGCACCACGATCAACCAAATCGCCAACCGAGATAAGCAGGTCTTTTTTGGTGTCGAATCCAATCGTATCCAGTTTGTTCATCAGGTTCGTGTAGCATCCGTGCAGGTCGCCAGCTACCCAAATATTTCGGTATTTGCTGCCATCAATTCTTTCGTAGATATTCATGCAGCCTCACTTCTGCTGTTTCGCAGTTTTTTAAGTTTCTGTTGATACTCCGCCTTGATGGTCTTGCACTCTTCGACAGTCCAGCGATGGCGGTTATGGTTTGATTCGATTTCGTCTACTGCTTCCTGCCCGATGCGGCTAATCAGTTCGACGCGATACGGAACGAGATTTCCGCTTTTGTGCTGGTTGCACACCACGCATTGCTTGTGAATATTGCGTTCATCAAATCGGAGTTGAGGTGCCGCAGCAGTTGTCCGGTAATGTCCGGCATCCCACTGAGCAGACGTGAGCGTTCCGCACGAGATACATGGTAAGTCGCGGTCTCTTTCTCTGATGAAGGCGTTTACGGCTTGTTGGGCTTGTTTAATCCAGTAACTGCGGGGCTTTAAGGCGAGTTTTCGAATCTTAAGTTTATCTTTCTGTTTCTGCTCCTCTCGTCGTCGTTTCTTCTCTGCTGCTTTTTCCGCTTTTTCGCGTTCTTTACTTCGTCGTTCGAGTGCTATCTTGGCTCCACACTCTGGAGAGCACCACCACTGATTAGCGAATGCAGGGTGAAACCATTCCCGGCATTCATCGTTTTTACATCGTCTTCGCGCTGGTTTAGCCATCATCTTCTTCCTCGTGCATCGAGCTATTCGGATCGCTCATCAGTTCTGCGCAGCAGTGCTCACACACGTGAACTTCCAGCACATGCAGCTTCTGACCGCAGTTAGCGCACGTTAAAGCTCGCTCGACACTTCCTTGTTCGTAACTTCGATTTTGGTCAATCACCTTGTTTTCCTCGCACGTTCTCTAAGCCACCGGATATCCCACAGGTGAGCCGTGTAGTTGAAGGTTTTTACGTCAGATTCTTTTGGGATTGGCTTGCGTTTATTTCTGGAGCGCTTCGTTGGAAGGTATTTGCAGTTTTCGCAGATTATGTCGGTGATACTTCGTCGCTGTCTCGCCACACGTCCTCCTTTTCCTGCGGTAGTGGTAACACCCCTGTTGGTGTTCTTTCACATCGGAGACACCATCGATTCCAGTAAGGTTGATTTGGTCGGAAGCGGTTATCTTCTTTGCATTCACCGCACCGATAACATCGCATCATGCAGCTTCCCTCCCGAAGTCGAAATCAAGCTGCCCTCCAAATATTTCGCATGACTCAGAACAAGAGCCGGTATCGAATCTTTTAGCTCGTACCATGTCCTGATACAGGGCTTGATAATCATTTTCTGAATACATTTTCGCGATACCGTCCAGCGACATTCTTCCTCGGTACATAATCTCCTTTGGCGTTTCCCGATGTCCGTCACGCACATGGGATCCCGTGATGACCTCATTAAAAACACGCTGCAATCCCTCCTCATCTTTGCAGGCAAGTCCGATTTTTTGCGTTGATTTTTTAATGCAGAATATGCAGTTACCGAGATGTTCCGGTATTTGCAAATCGAATGGTTGTTGCTTCCACCATGCGAGGATATCTTCCTTCTCAAAGTCTGACAGTTCAGCAAGATATCTGATTCCAGACTTTGGCTTTAGCCGCTTCGGTTCATCAGCTCTGATGCCAATCCACGTGGTGTAATTCCCTCGCCCGAAATGGTCATCACAGTATTTGGTGAAGGGAACGAGTTTTAATCTGTCAGTGCAGAACGCGCCGCCGACGTATGGAGTGCCATATTTCTTTACCATATCGATAAATGGCTTCAGAACAGGCATTCGCGTCTGAATATCCTTTGGTTCCCATACCGTATAACCATTTGGCTGTCCAAGCTCCGGGTTGATATCAACCTGCAATACGGTGAGCGGTATATCCCAGAACTTCACAACTTCCCTGACAAACCGATATGTCATTGGATGTTCACAACCTGTATCCATGAAAACGTAATGCACGTATTTACCTGCCCGTCGCTTTTGCTCCATTAGCCAGAGCAAATATGCTGACGTCCTGCCACCGGAGAAACTAACGACATTTATCATGCAGCCCTGTCTCCCCATCTCGCTTTCCACTCCAGAGCCAGTCGCGCTTCGTCTGACCACTTAACGCCACGCTCTGTACCGAATGCCTGTATAAGCTCTAATAGCTCCGCAAATTCGCTTACACGCATCCTGCTGGTTGACTGGCCTATTACCACAAAGCCATTCCCGGCAAGGTTAGGAACAACGTCCTGCTGCTTTAATGCTGCGGTAAACACACACTTCCAGCTTTCTGCATCCAGCCAGCGACCATGCCATTCAACCTGACGAGAGACGTCACCAAGGCAAGCCCAAAGCTTTCGGTTTTGGTCTAAGCTGCGGTTGCGTTCCTGAATGGTTACTACGATTGGTTTGGTTGGGTCTGGAAGAATTTGCTGTACTGCGTGAATAGCGTTTTGCTGATGTGCTGGAGATCGAATTTCAAAGGTTAGTTTTTTCATGACTTCCCTCTCCCCCAAATAAAAAGGCCTGCGATTACCAGCAGGCCTGTTATTAGCTCAGTAATGTAGATGGTCATCTTTTAACTCCATATACCGCCAATACCCGTTTCATCGCGGCACTCTGGCGACACTCCTTAAAAATCAGGTTCGTGCTCATCTTTCCTTCCCGTTCTTCCTTGGTAGCAAACCGGTAATACACCGTTCGCCAGACCTTACCTTCGATAACCAGAAGACCTGCCCGTGCCATTTTAGCCGCGGCCTGATTTATGCTGGTTACTGTTGCGCCTGTTAGCGCGGCAACGTCCGGCGCACAGAAGCTATTATGCGTCCCCAGGTAATGAATAATTGCCTCTTTGCCCGTCATACCCTTGCTCCTTTCAGCCCAAACTTAGCTTTGATTTCTGCGATCTTCGCCAGAGTCTGTGCACGATTTAGAGGTCTACCGCCCATGACAGGAAGTTGTTTTACTGGTTCAGGTATAGCCTCACCACGGTTAATTCGTGCGGTCATACAGGACAATTCATCGGCAGCCTTGCGCCGTAATTCCGAGTCAGTCAACGCATTGGCCCGCATGTTCTGATACAGGTTGGTAACCAGCCAGTAGTGCGCGTTTGATTTCCACGGATAAGACTCCGCATCCGGATACAGGCCTCGCTTCCGGCAATACTCGTAAACCATATCAACCAGCTCGCTGACGTTTGGCAGTCCGGCGATGACGGATGCTTCTTCCCGGCACCAGGCAACAAACTGCCCGGGAGATGGCAGGAACGGTCGATTCTGCCGACGGGCTACGCGCATTCCTGCGTTAACCTGTTCCATCGTGGTGATCCCGTTTTCCCGGAAAGCCAGAACCCACTGGCGGCGGATTTCGTTCAGTTCGTTCTGGTCACGGTTAGCCAGGCTCGCCGGGAAAGTTGCCAGTAACTGGCTGAACACACCGTTGATGATCTGCGCTACCTGCTGTACCTGCGGCTTTTCGTCGTACTGTTCCGGCATGTTGTTGGCGATCCGACGCATCTGCTCACGGTCAAAGTTAACCATCTGTGCGGCGATGTTTTTCATAGATCCACCCCGTAAATCCAGTCTGTGTTTGTCAGGTCGAGTTTTGGTTTGCTGGCTGTCACGACTGCTTGTTGCTTGTTACGGTTGATTTCGAGTTGGGTCCACTTATCGCGGAGTTTGGCCGGGCTCAGCACGTTACCGGACCAGAAGTTGTCCTGGCAGGCCCAGCGGAAAAGCACACACATATCGCGGTGGTTACGTCCGTCACGTTCACGCATCAGGCGGATATCGTTAGCCCACCCAGCAAAATTCGGTTTTCTGGCTGATGGCGCGATGGTCTTCACCATGTCAAACATCCACTCTGCGGCGGTCAGGTCTTCTGCTGTTCCCCACTTGCTGCCGCTCTGAATTGCAGCATCCGGTTTAACCACAGAAAGATCGTTTTCTGGCTGGTCAGAGGATTTGCCAGAATTCTCGGACGAATAATCTTTTCTTTTTTCTTTTGTAATAGTGTCTTTTGTGTCCCCCTGTTTTGAGGGATAGCAATCCCCCAATTTGAGGGATGTTTTATCCCTCGTTTTAGGGGATTTTCCCTCGTTTTGAGGGATACACCATTCTGAGATGTTTTTATTTGGTCCAAACATGCCGCCTTGCTGCTTGATAATATTCATTCTGACGAGTTCTAACTTGGCTTCATTGCACCGTTTGACAGGTAACTTTGTAATCTCGCTAAGTTGAGAATCGGTGATTCTGTCCATTGGTTTATTCCACCCATAGGTTTTACGCAGAATGGCAAGCAGCACTTTAAACTGTCGCTTGGTCAGATCTGCGCCTGAATAAGCCTCAAGCAGCATATTTGATAGTCTGGCGTAACCATCATCGAGATCTGCCACATTACGCTCCTGTCTGGCAAAGTTACCTCTGCCGAAGTTGAGTATTTTTGCTGTATTTGTCATAATGACTCCTGTGGATTGATCCAGTAATTCCCTCAGAATTGCATATCAATTTGCTTAGAGTCCCCGGCGGCCACCGGGGATTTTTTCTTTGTGATTCCATCAAGCGCATACTTAAAAGCCCTGCTAATCGGACTGATGTCTGATGCCATTCCGAAAGCACACAAGACAGAAGCAATAAATCTCCAGTCCGTTCTGCTTATCTTCGATTCATGACAGCCAATCATCTTTGCCAGACCTCGCTGGGTAATCGCTGACAGGTTGATGAGTAAATCTGTTTCTGCGCGATCAACGTCGCGCTGTGATAGTTTGCTGTAACTTGTTCTTTCCATTTCTTAAGATTTCCAATAGTGAATAGTTAGTTGACTGGTATGCGTGGAAACGCATATGGCCTGAGTTGGTCAGATATCTTGGGGCTCGCTTTTCAGCGACGTAGGACGAATGTCCGTTGTTACAAAGAGCGGGGTTACTTATGCTGTTGTTTTTTTGTTACTCGGGAAGGGTTTTACTTCTTCCGCATAAACGCTTCCATCAGCGTTTATAGTTAAAAAAATCTTTCGGCCTGCATGAATGGCCTTGTTGATCGCACTTTGATACACGCCAAGATCTTTAGCCGTCTTGGTTTGACCAAAGCGCATTGCATAATCTTTCAGGGTTATGCGTTGTTCCATACAACCTCCTTAGTACATACAGTCATTATCACCGCCAGAGGTAAAATAGTCAACATCTGCGGTGTTAGATATTTATCCCCTGCGGTGATAGATTTAACGTATGAGCGCAAAAAAGAAACCGTTAACACAAGAGCAGCTTGAGGACGCACGTCGCCTTAAAGCCATTTATGAAAAAAAGAAAAATGAACTTGGCTTATCTCAGGAATCTGTTGCAGACAAGATGGGGATGGGGCAATCAGGTGTTGGTGCTTTATTTAATGGCATCAATGCATTAAATGCATCTAACGCCGCATTGCTTGCAAAAATACTCAACGTTAGCGTTGAAGAGTTTAGCCCTTCAATCGCCAAAGAAATTTACGAGATGTATGAAGCGGTTAGTATGCAGCCGTCACTTAGAAGTGAGTATGAGTACCCTGTTTTTTCTCACGTTCAGGCCGGTATGTTCTCTCCAGAACTTAGAGCCTTTACCAGAGGAGATGCGGAGAGATGGGTAAGCACAACCAAAAAAGCCAGTGACTCTGCATTCTGGCTTGAGGTTGAAGGCAATTCTATGACGGCTCCGGCTGGTTCTAAACCCAGCTTCCCTGATGGGATGTTAATTTTGGTTGACCCTGAACAGGCTGTTGAACCAGGTGATTTCTGCATAGCTCGACTTGGCGGTGATGAATTTACATTCAAGAAATTGATAAAAGACAGTGGACAGATATTTTTACAACCATTGAACCCACAGTTTCCGATAATTCCATGCAATGAGAGTTGTGTCGTTGTGGGAAGGGTTATCGCCAGTCAATGGCCTGAAGAGACGTTTGGGTGACACGAAATAAACGTCCGACAAGCACAGCAGCCAATACCTAAAAACAATATTTTGCCGAATATTCAGTTCGTTATAAAGGTTAAGCATTGAGTATACCAACTGTCTCTCTATGGAATGAGATGGGGTTAATCCCCCCAATAGACGAGGCTGATCCTACAAGCCATACTCGTTCCCCATACAAAATGGATATAGTACGCTTTGTTAGTACTTTTTCGCTTAGCCCTGCAAGGATTAAAATCCTTAAGGGTTTTCTTAACTTTCGTGTTTCACTCACTCAAGCAGGGCTAGTTGAAGGTTTTCAGTGGGTAGATGGAAGCTTCACAGAACATATTGAACTTATTGAAAAAAGGCCACCGAATGATGTCGATGTTGTGACCTTTTTTCAATTCAGTAATGGCGATAATGATGCAATCGTAATCGGTAGAAAGCCAGAGCTATTTGATCATGATTTTGTTAAGAAGGAGTTTTTCGTAGATTCCTACTTCCAAGAACTTAATCTACCAAGTCATGAGCTTGTTGAAATGACTGTATATTGGTACAGTATGTGGGCACATAGACGCGATCTGTCGTGGAAGGGATTTATCCAAATCCCGTTAAACCCACAACTTGATGTTGTGGCAATGACTATACTTAATTCGGCTACTACTGAGGGGGTCAAACAATGAATCGTAATGATTATGTTTTCGCTCTCAGTGAGCGCGAGCAAATAAGTAATCTATTAAAAAATATGCCAACAAGTCATTCTATTAGCCGAAAAAGCTTAGAAGACCGTCTGGAGAAAGTTGAGCGATTAATTTCACAAGCTGACGTTCGAGAACATGAACCTACGCATGCTGTGTTAACTTTTAGAGGCCCAACAGTAGTTGGCACGCATGGCATTTCAGCAGTATTTGGAACAAAAGCTATATCTTGTTTTAATGATGCAATAGCTTACTTGGCAACCTCTTTCAATGGCCCACTTCCTGCATCAGGCAAGATACCAAACATAGAAAATAATCATCTCATGATTACCGCGTCAGCCCGTGGTTCTTTCGGATTCGTACTTGAAGAGTTTAGACCTGATGCTCCTCTTGAATTCGATGAAGAAACCCCAGTAGCAAAAGCTATTAATAAGGCCAGAAAAATATTTCAGGCAAGCTTGGATAATGATGATGAAGAATTGTCTGATGCTATAGAAAACTTAGACTCTCGGGCCTTAGATAAAATCAGAGCATTCATTCATTATCTGCATGAAAATAAAACAGTTTTTACACTTAAAAGCCAAGGTTTTAGCATCGTTTTTAGAGAGCCAAAACAGCTTGAAGCTGTATATCAACATCTCAGCAATGATAACATTCAGCAGGAAAAAATTATTGAGAACGTTATATTTTTGGGAACTCTTCCTAACAAGCGCCAATGTGAATTTATAGTTTTAGGTAACACTGATATCAGAACCGCTAGCATTGACAAAGCTGTAGATGACCCAGATATTATAAACAAGCACTTAGGAAGCGTTGCAACAGCCACGTTCCTGAAAAAAACTGTTGGTAAGGGCAAGCCCAGATACACTCTGGTTTCTCGACCTCAATGGGATATTAAATCAATCGATTAGAATGAGCCCCTTCAGCCCGGCCTCCGCGCCGGGTTTTCTTTTACCATCAGTCCGTCAAAAACACACCTAACGAATTGTATTTATTGAATAAATATAAATCACACTTATCACATTGCGCAATTCAGCTCCTACACATCCAGACTAGCTCTGCAAAACTTTAAAAAATAAATCAATAGTAAAAACATGCACATAACCATTTGCGGTAATATTTTATCTCTAGCGGTGTTGACGAAAATACCTCCAGCGGTGATACTAAACACATCAGCAGGACGCTGGAAGCTAAATGGAACAGACTGGCAGGCTCTTTAAACAACGTCGACTCTCGACTACGTGGCTGAAAAGCCAGATCACCCAACCACATAAGCTGTGGGATGCAATGCCGAAGCAACCGTCTCAGGAGGAGCTTCGAGATTGCATCACCAAAGTTTATTCGGGAGGAATCTATGTCCAGAAAAACAGAATTTAAAGGCACCTCAGCTTCTCGTCGTAGAGCTCGTCGCGCAAACCTGCAAAGTCAGGAGGCGATTAGCTCCGACAAGCTACACAGACCAACCCCCTCTCGAGTGGTCTTGCAATGCAAGCGCAAACCAGCAATGAGAGCAGAAGTAATAACACTGACAACGTTGACCAGAAAATATGAAGGCTCAACTTGTCTTCCAAATGTAGCTCTTTACGCGGCAGGCTACCGGAAATCCAAACAACTGACAGCAAGATGACTTGTGTTGGTCGCCAGAAAATGAAATTAGGCAGCAAACCACTTATTTGAGAGGAATTAATATGTCATCAATCCGCTTAACTACGAGAATGAAAGAGAAAATCGCTCGTAACGCTTTAATTAAATCTGGGGTTTTCACTGAGCTTGAAGAAGTAACAAAGTTAAAGAACCAGCTTGCACTTGACGCCAGAGTTGTTGCGTTTGGCGGTAAAAAGAAAACTGAGGAAGTGGATCAGTTATCATCCAAGTTAATGGCTATAAGCGAAGAACTTGAAAAGCTGGGATGTTCATTTTACTCATGCGATGCCCGTTCAACTTCAATTTATCTGACTGTATCTGGCAGAAGGGTTGGCTGGTATTCATATGGGAAAGACGGCAACGGCGAAGATATATTGCTCCCTACTCCGACCAAAGATAAATGCATGTTTAGCGCAGAACACGAAATAACAAAAAGGTTTGATGAAATCTGCGCATTGCAACAAAAACTTGAAGCCAAGAAAAAGGATATCGAATCAAATGTATGGGCTGCTTTGAACTCAGTCACAACAGTTAAGCGACTTATTGAAGTTTGGCCTGAAAGCAAAGAGTTGCTACCAAAAGAAGCAGATATAGCAAGTACAGCACTTCCTGCTTTACGGGTAGAAGATTTGAATAAGATGATTGGACTTCCTTCCGAGGTCGCATAATCGTCCTTTATTTTTGGCATAAACAACAGAATAAACACTGCACTGTGTATTCATTCCAACGAGTGAATACACGGAGCAATGTCGCTCGTAACCAAACAGGAGCCGACTTGTTCTGATTATTGGAAATCTTCTTTGCCCTCCAGTGTGAGGGCCTTTTTATATGCATACCAATAACGCTTCACTCGAGGCGTTTTCGTTATGCAATCAAACAGAAGGAGCATCCTATGCAACAGTTCGCTATTGCAGGGGCGGCATCGGTTCGCCCTTTCAACCCGATTTTATCGGTACAGCATTCACGAAAAAATATTTTAACCGGAGCAGACTTTAAACAACCAAGAATGAAAAGCTTGCTCGAAAAGCTTTGGGATATTTTGAAACAACAAGGCCGCCCATGAGTTTTACAGATAACTGGTCAGACGAAGAATTCATTCGTCAGATGAAAGAATTAATCGGTAACGAAGGAGATATTCATGTCACTTGCAACCACAGTGAAGGAGAGCAAGTTACAGAGACGCATGTACACGCAGCAGGCGTTAATGTATCGCCAGAAGGGAGATCGTGAAGGTGTTCGCGTATTTTTAAATGCGGCAAAGACTGAAGTATTAAATCAGCGTTATTTCCTTGGGCCATGTCCATTCTGAGAACAAACATATGAGCAAAGAATTTTATGCAAGACTGGCAGCTATTCAGGAGAATCTGAACGCGCCAAAGAATCAGTACAACTCATTCGGTAAATATAAATACAGAAGCTGCGAAGACATTCTTGAAGGCGTTAAGCCGTTACTGAATGGCCTGTTTTTATCAATCAGCGATGAAGTTGTGTTGATTGGTGATCGGTATTATGTGAAAGCCACGGCAACTATTACCGATGGCGAAAACCGCCATACGGCAACCGCTCTCGCAAGAGAGGAAGAAAGCAAGAAAGGAATGGATTCTGCACAAGTTACTGGAGCTACAAGTTCTTATGCGCGCAAGTATTGCCTCAATGGTTTGTTCGGCATTGATGATGCGAAAGATGCAGATACAGACGAGCATAAACATCAGCAGAACGCAGCAGCAAAGCAATCAAAACCATCACTTACACCTGAACAGGTTCTAAAAGCATTCACTGACGCAGCAATGCAGAAAAACACCGTAGAAGAGCTTAAACAGGCGTTCGCCAAAGCGTGGAAGATGCTCGAAGGGACGCCGGAGCAGCACAAAGCGCAGGACGTTTACAACATCAGACGAGACGAATTAGAAGGGGCAACTGCTTAATGGCACATTCGATTACAGTAAGACTAAACAAACCCGCAAGAGAGTTTCAGGCCGGGGAAAATATCGGATTCAACATCCGTGCTGGCGTTCAGTATTACGATCGCCAGACAAAAAAGAAAGAATGGACAAACTACAGCGCCGTTGTATTTGCCAAGCCGGGAGCGCAAGCGGATTACTATCGTAGCGTTCTGGTTGAAGGAGGCATTGTAGAAATTACCGGAGAAAACATCAGGGTTGATGTTTATCAGGGGCAAAATGGTCAATCAATCACTCTTGAATTACTGAATGCAAAGATTGGATTTGCAACTTCAGGAAACAGCCAACAGCAGCAAAGTAGCAATCATCAAAATAATCCTGAATACGACGATTCCATCCCATTCTGATTTAGAAAAATAAGGATTTAATTATGCCAGCGCCTCTGTATGGTGCGGATGACGCGCGCCGCTGTTCCGGCAATTCCGTATCGGAGGTGCTGGATAAATTCAGGAAAAACTACGACCGGATAATGTCGCTACCGCAGGAAACGAAAGAGGAAAAGGAATTTCGCCATTGTATATGGCTTGCAGAGAAAGAAGAACGCGAGCGAATTTACCAGACATCAATCCGACCATTCCGCAAAGCCACATATACCCACTTCCCTGAATATATCGACCCGCGCCTGCGTAATTACCGCTCACGCTATGGCGCTATCAGTAATGACTGAGGAATTAACAATGAAAACAATGAAGCTAAACATCGACCTCGGAAAATACGTTATTACCGGAACCAAACACGATCTGATTCTTAGCGAAAGAGGAATTATAAAAGAAGGCGAGAATGCAGGGAAAGAAACACTAAGTCGTATCGGTTATTACAGCAAGTTTGAGCATCTGGTCAAAGAGTTATGCAACCGTGAAATCCTGTTATCTCAGGCGCAGACGCTACAGGATATTCAGCAGCATATCGAGACTTTAGGTGTATCACTTAGCATGGCTGTTGACCAGTTCGTGGAGAGTAAATCATGAGAGGACTTGCATACAATCCCGGCATTCTTCCGGCAGAAATGATTATTCGCCAACGCGTAAAGCCAATGCCATCGAGAGAGGAATTGCTTAAGAGAAATTCTTTTCCATCAGTAAATCAAAACAAATATCTGAATGCGATGTGGCGGAGTGGAAAAAAATGAAACAAATGACACTAATTGAGATGGATGGTTTTCTGAAAGGCAAATGCATCCCAAGTGATTTAAATGTTAACGAAACAAACGCTGAATATCTTGTCCGTAAGTTCGGTGAACTTGAATCAAAACTGGAAACGGCGTTGCGGGAGTGTCGTTCTGCTGGAATCACGATTGATAACCTTGAGGCCAAGTGCGTGGCGCTGGCAGCGGAGAGTGCGGGGATGAAGAAGTTCTGCAAAGACGCTGCATTCGATGCCGATTACGAAGCAGAGCTAGGTATGGAGCGTGGTGGATTCAGTGATGCGCTTAACGAAATCAAAACCCCAGCCACCGATGCTTTTCTGGCTGAAGTACGGGCGCAGGGCGTGGAGATGTTTGCGGAGTGTGCATACACACTTGAACATCATGATCACGCAGTAGCCTTCGCCGCTGAGCTTCGCAAAGGAGGCAACCAGTGAGTGTATATCTTATTGATAAACGTCGACGTGGGCAACAAATACCATCTGTAGGAATTCCGAATCACACATGGTTTTGCGTACTTGATATCGATGGTATGGATTCGTTGGTTGACACTCGTCATTACTGCGATACCGCAACAGCTACTCCGGCGAAAGCAAAGAAAATGGCTGATCTGATAGAAAACTGGACTCCACCTGATGGTTGGTGCAATGGGAATGATCGAGATTGGCATGAAAAAATGAAGGGCTATATCTGCGATTTCTTACGTAAATGCAACGGATTCAGGGTGATGTGATATGACCACTATGACCAGAGAAGAACAAAAGCAAGTTCTCATAGATACAGCTAATCACGTAATCAACCGTGATAATACTTCACCATATAGCGAAAATCTTAAGGAACTGGCACGAATTGCACTGGCATCACTGGAACGCGAACTGATTCGCCACGAGCATGCCAAATGGTCTGACTCCACATTTGGCTGCGTTGGCCCCATTGGTCCACTGAAACACCTCTCAAAAGAGGCTCTGGAAGCCGCAGCCGAACCAGACGATCTCAGCGAGTGGGCTGATATGCATTTCCTGTTGTGGGATGCACAGCGCCGTGCTGGCATCAGCGATGCTGAAATTACCGCTGCTATGGAAGATAAATTGAAGATCAACATGGAGCGCCAGTGGCCTGAACCAAAAGATGGTGAGCCTCGCTTGCACATTAAAGAACCCGGCAACTCTCCGGTAACTCCGGATAGTTGGATAAGCTGTAGTGAGCGAATGCCGGAAGAAACGGGTGACATTATAGTTGTTTCGGATGGCATTGTAATGTCCGGGATTTCTTATTCTCGTCGTGACGGGTTCTATATAGCCGCATTGGAGTACGACGACGATGAACCAATTGACGGTGTAACCCACTGGATGCATCTACCAGAACCGCCGCAGGAGGTGAATCAATGAGCTGGCCTGAAGCATTCGCAACGGTAGGAGTTGCAATAGCGGTGGCACTGGTTGTGTTTTCGATTTGCCGCTGGGGTGATAAGTAGAATAGCGCGGGGCATCGTGCGCCACGCTCATTTGATTATTTATTGGGGATAATATCCTGAAGTGTGACGTTCATTTCTTTGTCTGTATTTTTGAGGTGATATATAATGTCGCCATTTTTAATAATGTGCAACACAAGCCATTATCCATTTTTTTCACGTAAGTGAACAATACTGTTTTCTGATATGCCATACACTGTCATTTCTATGCCTTTTGTGTTGTGTGAACAATGAGTATAGCTGGAAATGAGACAAATGAATAGTGAGATAAAAAGCAACAGCTTATTTCTGTTGAGTTGCATAACGGCATCTGGCTTGAATTTCACCACCATCTTAGGTTATTATTACCGCCCCTATACTTAACTGTAATAATAACTATCTGATAAACCTGATAGTTATTATTTAATATTTAGTGTGATAGGAGACTGTATGGTTAAAGATAAAAAAGCTGAAGAACTTGAAAATAAAGGGCTTTGGCGCAGAGCTGCGGCTCGCTGGCAAGATGTGCTGATGGATTATCGTCAGGAGACTCAGACAGACCAGCGGATGTATATCCAGAGGCAAATTCAACGTTGCATTAAATCGGCTACATTAAAAAATGTAAGTTCAAGAGAAGTCGCGACCTCAAGAACATTACGCAATGCAGCAATACGCGTAGAGAAAGAAATGGGAATACATCGCAATCGCAAGGTTGCACATGATGAACTATATACCTATCGGGAAAGGTAAATTAAATAATGTGATAGCGTTAAGAAAATTTTTATAAATTGTTTATATGTGACGGGTTAATAGGGGTATTACAGACATTCTTGATAAGACAATAAATATTTAAAAATCATTAACATAGCCTATCAAAAATATGCATGTTTTATTTCTGCATCGTAATAGTGTACAGGTATATGAATTCGCCCATGCTGATGGAGCTTACCGTGGTGGCTACACCTTGCAGCCAAAAGTGAATAAGATATGAGGATTCGCCTCATTAATAACACCGGCAAGCAACCGGGGAATTATTTGAATTGCTCATTAGCAGAGTGTGGAGTTTCCGTATGGGATGAGTTCGATGTGATGCATAAAACTGTTTACGGCTATGTCGCAATACATAACGGAGAAGAGTTATTTATTCGTCGGTCAGAATGCGTGGGATTGATATAAACGAAGCATCCGCACTTCGGCGATAAACCGGTAAAGGTATTCGCGATAAAGGTGAATATCGGCAATGAATAACAATCCTCGCACTCGCGGGGATTTCTTTTATCTGAACTCGCTACGGCGAGTTTTGTTTTATGGAGATGATAAATGCACTTCCGAGTCACAGGTGAATGGAATGGAGAACCATTCAACAGAGTTATCGAAGCAGAGAACATCAATGACTGCTATGACCACTGGATGCTGTGGGCGCAGATAGCACATGCAGACGTAACCAATATTCGAATTGAAGAACTGAAAGAACACCAAGCCGCCTGATGGCGGTTTTTTCTTGCGTGTAATTGCGGAGACTTTGCGATGTACTTGACACTTCAGGAGTGGAACGCACGCCAGCGACGTCCAAGAAGCCTTGAAACAGTTCGTCGATGGGTACGCGAGTGCAGGATATTCCCTCCTCCGGTTAAGGATGGAAGAGAGTATTTGTTCCACGAATCAGCGGTAAAGGTTGACTTAAATCGACCAGTAACAGGTAGCCTTTTGAAGAGGATCAGAAATGGGAAGAAGGCGAAGTCATGAGCGCCGGGATTTACCCCCTAACCTTTATATAAGAAACAATGGATATTACTGCTACAGGGACCCAAGGACGGGTAAAGAGTTTGGATTAGGCCGAGACAGGAGGATAGCAATCACTGAAGCAATACAGGCCAACATTGAGTTATTTTCAGGACACAAACACAAGCCTCTGACAGCGAGAATCAACAGTGATAATTCTGTTACGTTACATTCATGGCTTGATCGCTACGAAAAAATCCTCACCAGCAGAGGAATCAAGCAGAAGACACTCATAAATTACATGAGCAAAATTAAAGCAATAAGGAGGGGGCTGCCTGATGCTCCACTTGAAGACATCACCACAAAAGAAATTGCGGCAATGCTCAATGGATACATAGACGAGGGCAAAGCGGCGTCAGCCAAGTTAATCAGATCAACACTGAGCGATGCATTCCGAGAGGCAATAGCTGAAGGCCATATAACAATAAACCCGGTCGCTGCCACTCGCGCTGCAAAATCAGAGGTAAGGAGATCAAGACTTACGGCTGACGAATACCTGAAAATTTATCAAGCAGCAGAATCATCACCATGTTGGCTCAGACTTGCAATGGAACTGGCTGTTGTTACCGGGCAGCGAGTTGGTGATTTATGCGAAATGAAGTGGTCTGATATCGTAGATGGATATCTTTATGTCGAGCAAAGCAAAACAGGTGTAAAAATTGCCATCCCTACAACATTGCATGTTGATGCTCTCGGGATATCAATGAAGGAAACACTTGATAAATGCAAAGAGATTCTTGGCGGAGAAACCATAATTGCATCTACTCGTCGTGAACCGCTTTCATCCGGCACAGTATCAAGGTATTTTATGCGCGCACGAAAAGCATCAGGTCTTTCCTTCGAAGGGGATCCGCCTACCTTTCACGAGTTGCGCAGTTTGTCTGCAAGACTCTATGAGAAGCAGATAAGCGATAAGTTTGCTCAACATCTTCTCGGGCATAAGTCGGACACCATGGCATCACAGTATCGTGATGACAGAGGCAGGGAGTGGGACAAAATTGAAATCAAATAATGATTTTATTTTGACTGATAGTGACCTGTTCGTTGCAACAAATTGATAAGCAATGCTTTTTTATAATGCCAACTTAGTATAAAAAAGCAGGCTTCAACGGATTCATTTTTCTATTTCATAGCCCGGAGCAACCTGTGAACACATTTTCAGTTTCCCGTCTGGCGCTGGCATTGGCTTTTGGCGTGACGCTGACCGCCTGTAGCTCAACACCGCCCGATCAACGTCCTTCTGATCAAACCGCGCCTGGTACCTCTTCTCGCCCGATTCTGTCGGCAAAAGAAGCGCAGAATTTCGATGCTCAACACTATTTTGCATCCCTGACACCAGGTGCGGCAGCGTGGAATCCTTCCCCGATTACCCTGCCTGCGCAACCTGACTTTGTTGTCGGCCCGGCGGGTACTCAAGGTGTAACGCATACCACGATTCAGGCGGCGGTAGATGCGGCAATTATCAAGCGCACCAACAAGCGCCAGTATATTGCCGTGATGCCTGGTGAGTATCAGGGAACGGTGTATGTCCCTGCCGCTCCGGGTGGAATTACTCTGTACGGTACAGGTGAAAAACCGATTGATGTGAAGATTGGGCTTTCCCTTGATGGGGGCATGAGCCCTGCCGACTGGCGTCACGACGTCAACCCGCGCGGCAAATATATGCCAGGTAAACCAGCGTGGTATATGTACGATAGCTGCCAGAGCAAACGCAGCGACAGTATCGGTGTTCTCTGCTCTGCGGTCTTCTGGTCACAAAACAATGGCCTGCAACTGCAAAATCTGACCATCGAAAACACGCTGGGCGATAGCGTAGATGCGGGTAACCATCCGGCGGTGGCACTGCGTACTGATGGTGACAAAGTGCAGATCAATAACGTCAACATTCTCGGTCGTCAGAATACCTTCTTTGTCACCAACAGTGGTGTGCAAAACCGTCTGGAAACCAACCGTCAGCCGCGTACTCTGGTGACCAACAGTTACATTGAAGGGGATGTGGATATCGTTTCTGGTCGCGGCGCAGTGGTGTTCGATAACACCGAATTCCGCGTGGTGAACTCACGTACTCAGCAAGAAGCGTATGTGTTTGCACCGGCTACGCTGTCTAACATCTATTACGGTTTCCTCGCCGTAAACAGCCGTTTCAATGCTTCCGGTGATGGCGTGGCGCAACTGGGTCGCTCGCTGGATGTTGATGCCAATACCAACGGTCAGGTGGTGATCCGTGATAGCGCCATCAACGAAGGTTTTAACACAGCCAAACCCTGGGCTGATGCGGTGATCTCTAATCGTCCGTTTGCGGGTAACACCGGCAGCGTTGATGATAACGACGAAATACAACGCAATCTGAATGACACTAACTACAACCGCATGTGGGAATACAATAACCGCGGCGTGGGTAGCAAAGTGGTTGCAGAGGCGAAGAAGTAA